ATATCGGATATAGAGGATATATCGGATAAAAAAATACAATACGAATATATTATGGAAAAGATTAAATGGTATGAATGTAATATGTAATATGTAATATGTAATAGTTGATTAACCAGAATTCATAATTATATTCATTAAATATTGGCGCGTTTCATCCATTGTATCAAAGGTATCAATATAGTATATATAATGTAATTCTTCAAGAAGGCTTTCGTATAAATCATTGAGGTCTACCGTATTTATACCATTATAATTATCAATTCTATTAATATTACCAATTGCTATTTGGTCACGATTTTTATAACATTCAATACAACGGAATTCACATGAACGTATAACGTATCGATTTAATATAGAATTTTGTTCAATTGGATTACGCGCAGTGAAAAATGGCGAATTATGTTCGGAGCAATCGCATATTCTATTAGAACAGTTTACCATTTCACAACTCCAAGGTCGCATGGCACAGCAAGGACACGCATTAACTTCACCATGTGTAACTTCAAATTGGTCTAATGATATTGTAGAAATGGATGATTGTATATCCTCATCGCGGAACCCATCAACTTCTTGACGACATAATGGACATGATGAACTCTCACAATTCGATAGACATTTAAAATGGAATTTATGGAGGCACTGGGTTGTTATATATGTGGTCCCAACCATAGTCTCAAGGCATATTGGGCAATCCATTATCGTATTATCGTATTATCGTATTATCTTATATAATACAATGTATATCATATTCAATTTTAATTAGCATTAATTAGCATTAATTAGCATTAATTAGCATTAATTATATTCACAATATATACGATATATATATAATGGACATAACGTGGGCAGATAAATTAATCGATTATATATATATAAATACCAGTAATGATACCGGTAATGATACCGATACCTATGATTTTCTATTACATTATACCGTATCACCTCTAAAATATATAAAAAAACATGGTTTGGTGCTCGGTGCGGCATATTTTATTAATACCATTGATATTACTGACCTATCCTATATCAAACTAAAATTTATTAATAAATTATTTGCTATTATTGAAACGTATGATACAGCACCTAATTATTTTATTAAAATATATGAATTAGTTAAACAATATCTCAATAATGAATTAGTGGACAAATCAATACTAAATAGTGATCATAATGAACGCATTCATAATATAAAAAATAATATAAAAAAAAATAATAAAACGATTATAACATATCAACATGATACAACAGTAAAAACTATAATACAGCCACGCAATATTATAGAACTAAAACATTTATCTTCAACGGATGATGTTTTATTTACAGAATTTTATGATAATCATGATTCTGTATTTACTAATAATTCATTTATCGCCAATGAAATGAAAAAAACATTCAATATGGGCGAATATATTCAACATACTTAATAGAAATATAGTATTTATTTCTTCTTCCTCGTAGGACCAACAGCGCGTTTCTTATGATGCTTAGTATTCTTCTTCGTGGGACCAACAGCGCGTTTCTTCTTCGTGGCACCTCTGCCGCGTTTGCGACCACCACCATTCTGGGGAGTCTTGTTCCAAAATTCGAGGATCTTTTTAAAGCTCGATGCTTCACTGGATCCCGTTGTAGAGTATTTCGAAAGTTCTTTATTCAATAAACTAACATCTGTTATTAATCTATAATTAACAAATTTGTTTGTTGACGGGACCCACCTAAATCTCGATCCGTCCATTTTTTCCATCATCTCTGTCAATTTATCATTATCTTTATATTTATCATTATCATCTATTGTCAACTTTTTTAATGTAAAATTTAATTCATTAACTGGTATCTGTCCACCACCCGAACTTAATACCAATATAGTGCCAGAATAGGCTATTAAATGTGATGTTATATATAATAACACCATACCAGCATCTTCATATGAACCGATTTTCAAATCAATGTGAGGTTGGTTCGCGGGTGTGATGGTATTATTGTTTTTTATAGTGTTAATATCATTATATGGATATCCGAACAGGATGACATTTGTATTCTTTAAAAAATCACTATTAACGGCGTCGTCTCGTTCCCATGGGGGTTTTTCGTTTCCCCATTTTGCCGGATCAGTGTTGTAACTACATAATAAATGTATAGTCATACCCACATTATTTTCTATTAATTTATGTATAGTCACCAACATAATTTGTGTCCATTGTTTTTCACCGAAATCATCACCATCCCATACAATCAAAATCTTTGGTGTGGTGATGCTATTACCAATATCTTCACTAATTTTAGTGACAAATTCGGTAGATACATTGTCGATAATTGTCTTTTTGTCATAATCGGGATCAGTTTCGACACTGCGTTTCGCAAATAAATTATCAAATCCCTTGAAATGAACCACGGAATTATAATCGGTTGTTAATAACGCATCTGGGCTCTGTCCAACATTAAATTCACTCATGTCTACTATATTATTCACACATATAATAATATTTAATTATACATATTTTTTATTTAAACATACGATTGCGTTATAATAGTATCACAATGTGTCAGAGTCCCCTACAAGATACGAATAATTCCTTAATATCGCTAATACCGATATTAAATGATGCTCATAAAAAAACTCCTATAGAACCAAGAATCGAGGCTTTGGGACAATTACAAATAATTATTAATAGTAATAATTTCCGAACTCAAGAACCATTTATAATAAAAACAATTTTACCGATACTTTTAACTCGTATGGATGATAAACCGGATGTTATCACCGTTGCTACTAATGTTGGTTTAGAATTAATTAATCGTGTATCAATCCAAGCATTTTCGTTCGTATTACCAATATTATTTACGGCAATGAAAACCGAATCTAAATGGCGTGCGAAAATGGGTGCCTTAATGTTATTAAATAAATATATCCTCAATGTCGATATCAAAGATCGCGATTTATTATCGGTAACACTGCCCTTACTTATCCCTCAACTTACAAATCTACTCCATGATACAAAACCCGAAGTTGCCAATCTTTCTAAAGAAACACTTATGATTGCTATGCGCGGTGTAACAAACCGTGACCTGGAACCCTTTATTGAATCTCTTGTTGGGGCTATGTGTAATCGCGAAACCACTGATGAAACTATCCAGAAATTGGCGGGTGTAGTATTTATTCAGACAGTAGAAGGCTCGGCTTTGTCGGTAATCGTGCCGCTAATGATTGCTGGATTCCGTCAACCAAAATCGCAAGTGAAACGAATGTGTTCGCGAATCGTTGGTAATATGGTTAAATTGGTAGAAGACCCGATTGAAATCAAACCCTTTATTAATGAACTAATTCCATCAATTTATGAAGCGATTGATACCATTCCGGATCCAGAAGCACGGGATGTAGCAATCAAAACCCATATACAATTAACACATATTCAAACCAAAGTTGTGGGTCTATCCGATAAAAATATAGAATCTAAATTGCGTAGTATACTTAATAATAATACCGAATTAGAAATATCTCCAGATATGGGGGATTATTGCATCAATATAGTGTCGTCCCTTATGAGCACTAAAACAACCGAAGAATCTGAATATATTGTCGAATTATTACCTTATATTCAACAACATCACCTAATCTCCCTTCTCTACAAAGAAGCTATTAATACTATTAATGTATCAACGGATACTCGTGAAGAGGAAGATACCGATATTGCTGAAGAATTATGTGACTGTGAATTCACGTTGGCGTATGGTACCAAAATTCTTCTTCATAATACGACAATGCGACTAAAAAAAGGGAGGAAATATGGACTGCTTGGACAGAATGATTGTGGTAAAACAACATTGATGCGTGCGATTGCGGATGGTAATGTTGATGGTTTTCCGGATAATACCCAAGTTAAAACCGTTTTTGTTGAAGCGGATATTCAGGGAGAATTATCCCATCTTAATTGTGTTGATTATGTGCTTCATTCACCAGCCATCACCAATGCTGAGATTACCGAACCGATGGTTCGCGATATATTAAAACAGGTCGGTTTTACGGAAGGGAAGGCGTCGGGTGCGGGTGGTGATTGTGATGATATGATTTCGTCATTATCAGGTGGATGGCGTATGAAATTGGCTCTGGCTCGCGCGATGCTTCAGAAAGCCGATATATTATTGATGGATGAACCAACGAATCATTTAGATGTCAAAAATGTAAAATGGGTTAAGAATTATATTAATTCGCTTACAACGACAACGGTAATGATGGTATCTCATGATGCTGGATTGCTTGACGATTGTTGTAACTACATTATTCAAATTGATAATTTAAAACTCAATTTACATAAGGGTAATCTATCTTCCTTTGTCGAGATACATCCTGAAGCGAATTCATTTTTTGAATATAAAGCCAATAAATTTAAATTTACTTTTCCACAACCGGGATTTCTGGAGGGTGTTAAATCGCGTGGAAGGGCTTTATTGAAAATGGATAATGTGGATTTCATTTATCCGGGCAATACCACCACAACTATTAAAAATATTAATATTCGCGCCTCTATGGTGAGTCGTGTTGCATGTGTCGGTGTTAATGGTGCTGGTAAATCGACGATGATTAAGGTGTTGACTGGTGAATTAGAACCGACAACTGGAACGGTATGGAAATATCCGAATTCACGTATTGGTTATATTGCCCAGCACGCATTCCATCATATAGAAAACCATTTAAATAAGACGCCTAATGAATATATTCGGTGGCGTTTCCAATTTGGCGATGATCGTGAAGGTCTCGATAAAGCCTCGATGAAATTAAGTGATGCTGATAATGATGAATTAGCTAAACCGATTACCTATACATGGAAAACCGAAAGTGGAGCCATGAAAAGTGAACCCCGAATTATATCGCGGTGTTCGGGACAACGTCGTGAAAGTGAAAATAATAAAAAGGTATTCGAATATGAGGTAGTATGGAAGAATAAATCAGTTGATTCCAATTCATGGTATAAGGAAAGTGACTTATTGAAATTTCATAAAATATATACTAAAATCATTCGCATGATTGACCAGAAAATTGCGAACCAATCAAGTATGTATGCGAGACCATTAACGAATGAAAATGTAGAAAAACATTTAAATGACGTGGGATTAGAGCCTGAATATGCCAGTCATTTTCGTATTAATGCGTTATCTGGCGGACAGAAAGTCAAAGTAGTATTGGCCGCAGCCATGTGGGATCAACCACATATTCTAATTTTGGATGAACCAACGAATTATCTTGATCGCGATTCGCTGGGAGCCTTGGCGGATGCTATCGAGAAATATGAAGGGGGTGTTATTATGATTACACATAATGATAGTTTTTGTCGACACCTTTGTCCCGAAAGATGGGTATTAGAAGCGGGCGAATTAAATACAGAGGGTGATGTTGATTGGATGGTTCAGGCCGAAAAACAAGCTGTAACATGCGAACAAATAACAGAAATGGTGGATGCTACAGGAAATGAAATCCAAATTAAACAAAAAAAGAAATTAAATGCCAAGGATAAGAAAAAAATAATCAAAATTATTAGACAAAAACTAACCGATAATGTTGATTTAGATTCAGATGAAGAAGAATATGCAATTGAATGGGATTTATAATTTATATTATTTTTATATTTTACATAGGCCTTATCATAGAACATACCTGTAGCAATTACGTTTCTATAGTTTATATGTTACCACACTAATAACTATAAAAGTAAATATAGATACTTCCTTATTCCAACACATATTAGATATAATATATAGTATAAATTATCATCAGTAATAATCATCAATTATTATCATCAGTAATAATCATCAATTATTATCATCAGTAATAATCATCAATTATTATCATCAGTAATAATCATCAATTATTATCATCAGTAATAATCATCATTCGCATCTAGACTAAGCATAAATGTTTCGCCGTCAGTAGTATCCAATAGCATAATCATATACCATATATATGCACTAATAATTAAGAATTTTTCTATATCATCATTATTAATATGCATGGTGTAATATACATATTTCATAAATAGTATATAGATAATGGCTGTAATAAACCAGTATCCAATAAAGCGTAAATTGTAAAAATCCATAATGAATATAATTATATGTTATGTGTTTTATTAATATATATATTATTTATATTTATACCATAATCCATTCAATTTTTTTTGTGTATATATAGTATTATGCCAGGAAAGAAGAAAATGTCACCCAAGAAGAAAATGTCACCCAAGAAGACCATGTCTCCCAAGAAGAAAATGTCTCCCAAGAAGAAAGCTCCCGTAAAATTAACATTAAAAGGACCTGAAACCAATATAACAGGTATGTGTATGGGACAAGAATGTAAAACTAAAAGAAATATGGTTACTGTATTATTTTATAAAAATCCAAATGGTTCGGTCCGTGTCGCTGGAAAATGTAATAAATGTGGAACTAATATGAATACCTTCGTATCGGGAGGATTATTTAAATAATTATATAGTAATACCGTATATGGCTGGAGGTTTGTTTGGAAGACCTTTTGTATTAAATGTAAAATGTATAGTATTTTCGTTATTATGTATGGCATTATTTCTCATAAAACCAAATATGAATAATAAAATTATGTTGTATTCATCACTTGTAGCGATATTTGTTATTGCCTATGTCGCAATGGCTTGGTATGATTATTATTATGATTGTCGTATTAATCCATTAAAACGAGCACAGTTATCTATTACAGGATTATTTAAACCACCACCCCACGTCCCTGAAAAACAATATGGAACAGATGCTAATGATACACCAGTTGACGCGAAACGCCAACGAATGTTAATATATATGGTCCATATTATAGTAATAGTGCCGTTTTTAATATATATCGTATCCTATAAAAATAAAGTAGCCCAAATGACATATCCATTATTAGGAGCATTGGCAGTCTTTACATTAATATATCATGGAATAAAGATGATAGACGCATCCCATTGATGCGTTATGACGTTGTCCCATTGATGCGTTATGACGTCGTCCCATTGATGCGTTATGACGTTGTCCCATTGATGCGTTATGACGTCGTCCCATTGATGCGTTATGACGTTGTCCCATTGATGCGTTATGACGTTGTCCCATTGATGCGTTATGACGTCGTCCCATTGATGCGTTATGACGTTGTCCCATTGATGCGTTATGACGTCGTCCCATTGATGCGTTATGACGTTGTCCCATTGATGCGTTATGACGTTGTCCCATTGATGCGTTATGACGTCGTCCCATTGATGCGTTATGACGTTGTCCCATCTTAATAATAATATGTGTATATTATATCATCCCTATATGTTTCTCATTCTTATTTCAATTATAGAAGCACTTTATATAATTTATATGTTGAATTATTTTAAAACGCGATATAGTTTAGCCCCACCATTATCATACTTTAAGAGTGAATATTTGCGACATCCTATAGGGGTTTCTGCTAAACCCCATACCAATATATGTCAATTCGGACATGATATTTCATGGTTAATTGCGGCTGCGTTAATAATACGTAGCGTTATGATAAATACGAAATGTTATAAAAAAGAAATGATAATGTTAACTAAAATTGGTATGCTATTATTATTGGTCGGTTCATTGGTAAATTTGAATTGTGTATTATATCTATCGCCAATATTTATAATAGAATATTATCTTTATACACAAAACTATCGATGAGAGATCATAAACGATTAACCATAAACGATTAATCATAAATGATTAACCGGTCTCAATATAATACATAGAATACCGATATATATATGGTTGTTATATACATATAATTGCGCCATATTTCTAAATCAACATAATCTGGCAATTTTTCTATATCGTTTTTAAGAATCGTGTAATAGCGTTTAAAACCAATTAAGGTGTTTATTCTCAGTAATAGAGAAAACATAAATGTAATAATTCAAATTATTTTTATTATATTCACCGATAAGCCAAGTTTGAACGTATCCGCGAAACCATATAGGACAACACCAATGGAACTTGTTAAAAAACATTACGATAAATCGAATGGAATCTATTCATGAATGTTTGTGGATTATCAGCGTACATATAATATTATTAACGACATTATTAAATGGATAGGCCTCCATTATTAAATGGATAGGCCTCCATTATTATATCCATCAGAGTCATCCCGGACGGACCACGAACCTCGTTAAAACATTTGGTCAATTTAAATTCATTATGTGGGCAATCTATTCTATAACGATGTAAACGTCTTTTCTCATATAATTCATAGAGGCCAATATTATCGTTTAAGAAAATAGTCGAATCTATTAGTGGGTCGACGACCAATTTATCATGTTCCTGTGCAAATTCTATGTCATAGTATTCAAATTGTGAACTGGCTATTGGGGCTATTACACTATCAATTCCAGACCAGATCATAGTAAAATTATCTATATTAGCGAGGTTATATTTATATGTTCCACTATCTACATGGTTCTTCTCATTGTTAATATATACTAAAAAATCATTGTCAAATAGGTATTCTATATACCTAAATGGGTTTTTCCAATATGATAGAGATTCAAAAGTCCAATCTTCGGAATATATTCCCATATGTGGTGACGCAATTGTTATTAAATGGCTAACTAATTTTATGGTGTGTGAATAGCGCTCCGTATAACAACGAGCTAATAAACCACCTTGACTAATACCAATCATATTAATTTTATCTGTCGATATATTCAATTTATCTATATTATGGGCTAAGACCTCGCATTGTGTATTCATATTCATAAAAATACTATCTACAATTCCATTACCAATCTCCATATTATGGACAGATATACCCTTATTTGTTAATGCTACGGATAGTTCAACCAATTCATTTTTATTGCTGGCTATACCATGTATTAATATGGTGGGATATGTCGGTGCGGATGATATGATTACACTTTGTAATAGTGTTAACAATAGTAATGATAGCATAGGTATGGTGTATATGATTACCGCGTTGTTTGTTTAGGTAATTTTAGTAATATAGTCTTAATATCGTATGATGGGAGTTTTTCCAATAATTTAAGTAAACGTGTCTTCTTGGAATTACGAGTGGAAGAATTAAACCGCCCTAAAAAATTACTAAAAATATCGATTATATCGTTGATATCATTTCTTTTATATTTCGTAAATTGTGCTGGCGTATAATCGTCGCCATTAATAGTGGCTGTTAAACCGGTTAGTATTACCGCGCTAAAATCATAATTGCCTTGAATCATACCAGATTTAATGCCATTATAGGTATAATTATTATCGTGTAATATTTTTAGTGTTGTGAAAATTAATATCATAATTTCTATGACACGTTCAATCACAAATGTATAATTTTCTTTATTATATGGTGTTGAAATTATTAATTCATCAAGATAATTATTTAACATTTTTTCATAATAGTTTGTGATACTAATAGGGACCCCGGATTTATAACGGGTAATATCCGTATATTTTTTTCTTGGTAATAATACTTTGGCACCATTATATAATGCGTCATTTCTGTCCAATATAAATTCATCTGGTGATTGTTTTAATATACCATTGAGGTATTGGTCCTTAATCAATAATTCGATGGTTTCTTTATTTGGGTTTAATATCAACTTCATTATCAATGGATATTCGATATAGGTTTTTTTATGTTCAGCTATTACTTTATAGGCTGCTGAAATTTGATCCTTATGTAATTCTTCCTCGATGGTATATGTAAATTCCTTTGGTAATATAGAGTTCATATTATATATATAGATATAGATATAGATATAGATATAAATATAGATATAGATATATTTATTCTAATGCTGTTTCGGCAATGTATGTCTTAATTTTACAAAACCCATACATTTTAAATGTGTAAAATTCAGGGCGGTTTGTGGAAAATAATATGTCTTCGATAATAACGCCAGTATTATCGATGATATTTATCGTAAATCTAAACATAGATCTATTATATAATGAATTGAAACATATGCTAATATTTACCTTTTTTATATAAATATTTTTATAGATATCCAGTAAGTTATCTTCAATTATTTTATGACCATTAAACATTGTTATAGTGTTTATATTTCCTTCTATATCAATATGGTGTGTGATTATTCCATTATATATGCCATCGACAAGTGATGGTGTTTTAATGGAAACACTATATTTATGTTTATATATCAATTTCATTCTTTCTATTGGTTCAACCATATTTTCAAATTCAGGCGGACGTTTTGTATGTATCATTTTCAAAATAATATTAATAAACTCTTTCGAAAAAATTAGTTTGTTCCATAATATATTTATACGCGCATAATTTAATAGTATTTTCACATCACAATATTTTCTTCCATCATAGAAAAGATGTGGTAAAATATTACTATAGAAAATATCCAATGGTAATTCGCATAAAGTAGTCATGATTAAATGTTAATTAATAATAATAAAAAAAAATAAATATAGAATTATTAATCAAATTTATTCAATATTTCATAAACAATAATTTTTAGCATATTTATTCAATGAATGGCGATGGCAATGGGTATCCAAACAATGCGTTATGGTAATAATCTGATCCTTTCCATAAAGTTGACACTGGAATATCAATCGTATTAAATCTATCTAATTTCGATTTAATTATTTTAGAAAATCGAATATGTGTAAATAATACATTTGTTGTAGTTAATCTTTTATAGTCGATGAGGATTTCAAACATAAATATTACTCCAGCGGATATAATCATGTCTCTTGTATTAGTATTATTAGTTATACAATTTCCACAGTGACCATTAATAGTAACACCTGCCTTCTCAAAATAATTAACTACGCGTGTAATTAAGGGTATCCAACAACTTTCAGAGCTTCTTAGACCTTTATTAATTCGATAAATATAGGATTTCATATCTTTATCCATAGAGTCTACGAAATTATCATAGTATAGTTGAGAACACTCGGAACATGGCGACATGATAGTATTATAATGTTGATGTTGATGTTGATGTTGATATTGATATTGATATTGATGTTGATGTTGATGTTGATATTGATATTGATATTGATATAGATATTGATATAAAATCAAATTTTTTTTCATTCCTATTCCTATGCCCATTTCAAATAATTTTTATTAAATATTTCATTTCAAATATTTGCTATCTTTAATACCTGCCCCATGTCTAATAGTGTATATACTACGACGTTGCCAATCAAACCCGGTAGCCTTAGTACTCATAATGTATATATCTCCATGTTCCAATTCAAGGACGAATGGATTGCTTACTATTTTACTATTCAAATACCATTTCCAATGTAATTCTCTTTTAATATTTGTTGGATTGGTTAGATTTATTCCAACTACTTTTTTTCTTTCACTATCACCATGAAATCCAATTCCCGTTTTTTTAATATCATAATAATAGTTTCCTTCACATTCTAATGTAGGTTCATCTAATAGATTTAGTAATTGTGTTCTAAGACTTTTCAATATAGGTATGTCATCATATGATACAATTTTACCTTTTTTATTAGGATAGTCTGGCTCTCTGGAATTATGACCAAAACATAAATTATAACGTGCGCGTTTGTTTAACACTTTACTACGTCGTGTATCATAATATTTCGTATCCCATTCTTGTTCTTCCAATGATTCCATTAACGAATCGCTATCTAATCCTAATTTATTAATTCCATTTTTGATATGTAATACGTAGCCTTTAGTTATATATTCGTTTTTATCAAATAAATAATCATTCAAACATATTAGGTCGGTTTTAGCACCAGTTTGTTCGAATTTGTTTTTAAATCGAATCACGTCTTCATATGAATAGCCCTTTAACGCTAATCCATTTCCGAGTTTTTCCATACCAACATGATTCTCTGATTGCTCACCAAAAGTTAGGCAAATTGCTGACATGATGTTATTTAATATTAATGTTTTTTTAATGATAATCTATGTATATTTCATTATAATTCAATTTTTTTAATCTAATCTATCCTAAATATGTATATATATATGATATAGCATAATGGTAAATAAAATATAATTAAGTTTCCATTTTGATTTCCGCACATAAAAAAATATAGATATGGCATAATGTATTATTCGTATAATTTATCCAATACATGTTGTGGTAATAGATGTTTATGATATTTCAATAGTTTTTTGAAACATTTACTAATGGTGACTTCCGATATTTTACATATATTAGAGATTTCTTTTTTTGATATTTCAATATTTAAAAGATGACATACCAGACAGATACTTCCCGACGCAATGGATGGTGGTGTATTTTCGGAAACAAGACTATGTTCTTCAGCTTTTTCACAAACATGTTTACATATGACGAGAATATTAGGACCTATATTTAATTTAGAACAAAAGCGTTGAATGTAATCTATAGAAACCGAGCCGATAATATCCGCCGAGTCACAGTTATTTTTATTAAGATTCATAATTTCATCAAATTTCTTACAACCCTTTGTCATATGGGTTACATTTATATCAAAAATATTTGCGATTTCCTTATGGCTTCTTGGAACATTTTTGATCTTACAAGCTTTATATATACAAGATGCGATTAGACCTTTACGATTAGCACCACGTGATATTTTGGATTCTGCTATTTTTTTATAAAATATTTTAGCTTCTTCTATAATACATGTTGTAATACCATTATTAATGGCTCTGACTTGTATTGTATCGAATACATTATATAGACTTCGTTCTTTATATGGCATCGCATTCCAACCATGATAATTCCGTATTTTTTTCATTTCAAAGGATTCACCACTTTTAAAGGCGATAGTTGAACCCTGAGAGGATTGTGGTAACAAATCATTTGTTGGCAATCCACATCGGGTAGGGTCCGATGATTTTGAATCGTCATTCCCATAATAGCGCCATTCCGCCGAACAATCTATCGATACTTCACTAATATTACCACATCTATTACATGTAAATTGACCACTAATATTAACAACACTATTAAGTTTACATAATTCGCAAAAATCTTCGTCATCAGGCGTTTTTATTTCCTTTTCATGTTTTATCGTATCAAATAAATCATTGAAATCCATAACATAAGTTATATTAATTTCGTGATTATTAATTTCGTGATTATTAATATATTAATTATTAATTATTAATATATTAATATAGTTATAACTTTAAGTTCAAATTTTTATCTTTATATGATTTATTCATATATATATATATAATTCTAATCTGAAATGATAGAAATAATACCGGATTTATGGATTGGTCGCTATAAGGATATAAATACATCAAGTATAGTATTAATTGATTGTTATCATGATCTCGATTTTATAACGAATAGTGATGATAGAATAAAATATGAATTGGTTGAGTTATATAAATATATTAATAGTAAAATAGAATTTATCCATGCTAAATTAAATAATAATAATACGGTTATTATAGCCTGTAAAACGTGTACACAATTATCACCATTAGTTGCGTGTTGTTATTTGATACGATATGGTAATATGTCTATTATTGATAGTCTACGTGCTGTGAAATCAAAAAAACACAATGTATTTGAGGGACGTGTTATGTTTAGTAATATATTAGACAAAATATATCAGGATAATAATAAATAAGAATCCGACCTGATACACAATAATATTTATCGAATGTAATATTATATGATTATATTTTCTATATTAATATTAATAGTAATATTATTAATAATTATGGTATTATCAAAAAGAAAAAAGGAAAAATATACCAAACAATATAAAAATAAAAATAAAAAAACACGAACGCGTAAAAAAGAAAAAATGGAAAAAATTATTAGTATATGTAATAATATTATGGTGGCAAAAGAAGATATGTGTAATTGTAAAAACAAAGATGGTATTCCCAGTAATGATATTAGAAACTGTAAAAACAAAAATAAAAATAAAGATTGTGAGAATTATCATGTATGTAAGAAATTATTTAAAACTTTTACAACGGGGTCGGAGCCTACCTACGATCCAGAAAAATGGACCCATCCATTAATAAAAAATTCACATAACTGTTATGCCTATTTTTTGGATGATAAAATCCCATTAGTAAAGGAACGGTGTCGCAAACTAAAAAAACATAATTGTGGGTCATTAAAACCACAACCGGGCGCTATATCCTATCTAAAAGGTATGCGTAAAACAAAAAATCGTAATTATACCTGCGATAAAATGATACAGGCTGTATTGGATGATAATAAAACCATTAAACTTACTAAATTTGATAAAAAATGTAGTAAAGGATATTATAAAGGCTATCTGGTTGTGGATAGAGATAATACTTATCATTTTTATAGACAAGATGATAATTTACGATGGAGTCATAAACAAGGAACATTACCCGTTGAAAATGGTGATGCCAGCGATAAGCCAATATATGCGCCACATTTGGCGGATAAAAATTATAATAAAGAAAATGCCGAAGATGGCATAAAATATAATGATTCTTGTGCCTATATGTGTATACCAAGTAACAAATATTATAAAACACAAGCTATTTGATAGATGGCTCAATGCGCATGGCTCATATCCGTATTATTTTTTCATGTTCAATCTTTTCTAATTTTTTTTCAAGACTAATTTTCCCATGTGTTTTGAAATCAAACTGGCAACAATGGGTCTCTGGATGGCGACACTTTTGACAGAAAACGCCATCGCATTTACATGTATATTCAATTACTCCCATTTTTCGTTTACAGGAGGTACAGCGAGCCATTATAGTATAATATAATATAGTATATTAGATTAGATTAGATTAGATTAGATTAGATTAGATTAGATTAGATTAGATTAGATTAGATTAGATTAGATTAGATTAGATTAGATTAGATTAGATTAGATTTTATTTGTATTGTATTGTATTGTATTATATATTATTCAATTTTTTTCCACCAAGATAAAAAGCGATTATAGGATTTAGTTGGTCGTACCATACCATAACAATGGTAGGCTATCATATCAGCCACAATTTCATATGGATGATAATAATTGATATTAAATTTACCAAAAAACTCGGTGTATTGAGGTATATCTTTTAAGGCTTTATATTCACCCGTATCAATATTATAGCCGATATAATCAACATCGGTAATACTCATTGAAGAAGAACGGTATTTTACCAACATAACAATATTAGCACCATTATAGGTAAATAGCCAATTATTATCTAATACATCTGGATTGGACCGCAATTTAAATGGCAGTTTGTCCAGAAAACTATTGTCGATACGTTTAAAATGCCAATAATTGGTATACAAATCTTCATATAGTAGTGGTATACGTTTCTGGTGAATATGAACTTTCTCATGAATAAGTGTCATGCGATTATTACGTTCCATATGAATGAGTCCAGTTGGCATAAAGATAATATCCTTGTGTGTATGTGGGAAATTATTTTCAATTCCATAAAATATGGCAAACTTCCATGTTTCACGTATAAAGGCTTTTCTATCTGTCACTTTCAATTCAATATAAATGGTTTTAATCATGTCATCCAACATTTTTTTTTGGAACGGGCTGGGAGTAATCATATGCTTTACATAATGTTCTATAAGGGTATTACTATCGGATGGTAATTTCCGGGTCTTAATATCAGAAGCATTTAAGTCATTGAGATAGGAAGTATGTTGTAATGCGTTAACAATTGCCTTTTCATCAACAATAAGTATATTGCTCGGTAGTGTCATTGGTTCCTTTGATACATTTATGACCAAATAAATTATTAATACTATAAGTATAAGGATTATTAGGCGTTTCATATTCATATCGACAATCATACTATATTCACATATAGTTTTTCAAGATTTTCTAATAAAGTATCATTATTACAGTATATTTCATCAACACATTTCATATGACTATAAATTTTAATAATGGGATAGGTGGTGATATCCAATTCTTCTATTATTTTTGGCGAGTCCGATACTTTCACTTTAATATACATTTTATTTAGATCATATTTTTCCTTAAAAAAGGTATCAACACTATGTATTATAGTTGGGCAAAAGTCATCATAAAAAAAAACAAAGGCTATTTTAGGTCTATCTAAGAACACTTTTAAATCCTTTATACGTTTAATTATCATTATTCGAAAATGGTATGACACTATCAATCATTATCTATCGTATTATTTATTTAAGTGACGTATAAATAATTATCAATACTATTATTATGTGTGGAATATTTGCCATATTACAACAATCTCCGTCAAGTTTTCCTATAAAAAAAACATTAGAAGCACTAAAACATTTAGAATATCGTGGTTATGATTCATGTGGTATATTCTATAAAAATATAGACACGAATAATTATGTAATGGAAAAATCTATTGGTAAAATAGACCAATTGAATCCCAACAATACTCATCGTGTTAAGTGGGTATTGGGTCATACCCGATGGGCCACACATGGTGTCCCCTGTGAGGAAAATGCTCATCCACATTTATCATATAAAGGGGATATAGTGCTCATCCATAATGGTATTATAGAAAATCATAAAATATTAAAAAGTAAAATAGGTTCATGCATTTTTAATGGCACCACTGATTCCGAAATATTAGTTAACTATATCCAGTATCTATGTGATACACATCCCATATTGGATTTTAAAGATATATTATCAATATGCTCAACAGATATTATTGGGTCGTATAGTATTGTGATTTATAACAAAAATATACCAGATACCTTCTTTTTAATGAAAAATAATACACCTTTAGTTATTGGTAACACCACTAATGGCTACCAAATTAGTAGTGATGGTCATACGTTCAATGATGATGTGAATCACATCATAGACCCACCAGATACATCATTAACAATACTTACAGGCCGGAGTATTGCCATATATAATCTTGACGACTTAGAGACATTACCTATAATTAAAACTAAATATACACACGATCCCACTATAATTACTGGGAAAGGTGAATATAAGCATTATATGTTAAAAGAAATAATAAAACAGTCAGACACAATCCGGTCATGTCTAAGAGGACGTCTTTTAGATGGGAAACTAACATTAGAAGAATTGGATAATAATAACACATTGTTACATACGAAGCGACTATTAATATGTGCTTGTGGAACATCGTATTATAGTGGCCTAATTGGAAAATATATTATAGAAGAATTATGTGATATAACGGTAGATGTTGAACAAGCCAGTGAATATCGCTATCGTAAATCCCATTTTAACAAGGATACCACCATGATTGTTATATCGCAATCTGGTGAAACGGCTGATACATTAGGGGCTCTTCAAAAATATAAAAAGAAAAATGGAATGGTTATTAGTATTTGTAATGTGATGGGTTCCACTATTGCTAAGAAAGCGGACATTAACATCAACATCAATGTCGGTCCAGAAATTGGGGTAGCCAGCACGAAAGCCTTTACGGGACAATTATGTGTTCTATATTTATTTGCCATATGGTTGGCTGAAAAAAAACAGATTAATAGTCAAACGACCATTTCTTTGAAAGAATCCATGGTGAAATTACCATCTATGTATGAAGCATTCATACATAACAATAAACAGCATTTACATAACATCGCCAAATCCTATCGGTTCTGCGATAATATGTTATTTATGGGTCGTGGCTATAATTATCCAGTTGCTATGGAAGGTGCTTTAAAGGTAAAGGAAATATCATATATGCATGCGGAAGGTTATTCTGCTGCCGAAATGAAACATGGACCAATAGCTTTAATAGATAACATGATGCCTGTCGTATTTATTGCACTAAAAGATTCGGTCTATGATAAAGTAGTAAGTAATCTTCAAGAAATTAAATCGCGTGGGGGAAAGGTTATTTGTATCATTAATGAAAACAATAACGAACTAAATAATTTAATATATGATAAGATATTAATACCGAAGATAGACGAACAACTCTACCCATTTCTATGTATTATACCAATTCAATTATTTTCATATTATTTGGCATTAGAACGTGGTTGTAGCATAGACCAACCGCGAAATTTGGCGAAATCAGTAACTGTCGAATGATCTAAATTCTTACGATAGGGCCCCAATACCGTAAAATAAAATACGAAAAATATACAATAAACTATTGTTAATAGTAGCAATAATGGAAATAGTAACGAGAGTAGAATGATAAACATATTAAATAGTAATGTGTCTTAGCGCTTAAGTATCCTATGTCTAAAAAAATTGATTTAATATCAAACCATCATACCATTTATAATAAACCATCATACCATTTATAATAAACAATTATACCATTTATAATAAACCATTATGTATCGCAAAGCTGGTATTGGGAAGACTATTCAATTAGCATTAAAAGATATGAAAAAGAAATATGGGCTGGATCATATTACTAATTGTATAGAAATATTAGGTGTAGATAATGTAGATGCTGCCCAAACAGAACTATATATATTTTTTGCCTGTTGTGCTTATAATGCGCCACGAGAACTAACCTCAACGGAAAGACGGGCATTTCTATGGTTTAAAACTAATTATAGTAGCGACTGGGAACGTTATATTAATATTTTCAAATATTCTAAAACAACCGCTATCGCAATCAAGGATACCTATTGTTATCGTTTTATAGGTATGAATAGTGTTTCCACTAAAAAAGAACACCTAATTTAATATTCCATACATATGCTATTTTTTTCATTAAATTTTGTTGAGCTAAAAACATAGTTGGTGATACTATCAATTCAGCAAATTTTACAGGTGTTCCATATACATGGGGATTTAAAAAATCAACACTTAATATTAAGGCATTGGTATATACTCTCATAATATAGAATATCACACAATTTAACGATAACTGTATCAAAATTTCAACTAATAGTATTATTTTACTTTTTTTTATTTTACTATCATATTTTGGAAAAAACATATCCATTAGTTTGGCGACGGATGTTCCGATTATAGTGAAGATAATCGCATATAAACATATAAATAATGCGTATTTGGGATAGAAGATTTGTTTCGTCATATCATAATATGATATTAATATTAGTAATTATCTATTAATATTAATATTAATATTAATAGTCCATTATCTATTAATATTAATAGTCCATTATTATAAGATATGTATTCACCATTAGTTTTATTACCCGTTGCTTTTATTGTATCCAAAAGTATAAAACTAAATGTTGGTTTTTTTATAAATATGGCGATTGTGGCAGCTATAGTGGGATATTTATATTATAATAATACCACGAATGAAAAACGGAAAAAAGAGATAGAAGAAACCATTATTGAAGATAATATCAAATTGGAACATATTGCGCCAGAAACATTTAATTATGTAAATAAATTAACCCATTATGAAAAATATAATAAAAAAAGTATAAGTGAATCTATTGTATATTTAAATTATTTCTATGGTGATATGAAGGAAATGAACCATTCCGCACTTATAAAGGCCAATGATAATAGAAAGTATGCTATAAATACATTGATATCTATATCATTGAGTATTAAAGAACCGGCGATCGAAAATCAATATATGACATTAGTGAATGCCATTAAATATAAAACAGAACAAGATTATAAATCCACAATAGAAAAATATAATAAATTAGAAAAATATGGTCCAAATGATAGTCCAATTCACATAGATGATCCGGAACCTCGTGACCATTTTTTCAATAAGAATTTCAGTTTAGTATAAAATGGTTTGTTGTTACTATCATAATTAAATTCTACTGGTGGTTGTGATTCTAACATTAATGATATTATAATGAAATTCGGCATAGTTATATTTTTATTCTATTGGGGTTTTTTTAGCAAACATAACAAAATTGAATATATTCAATTTTGTTTTGTATGAATATAATTGAATATAATAAACACATAATTATACTATCCTACCCTATCCATCATGAGTTTAAATACAATAGCTATTGGTATTATTGAACATGCGATAATACCAAATGCTAAGGCAGCCAATATTGATATAACACAATTAATTGATGAAATTGTCAAAATGAATAAGCATAATATAGAAATAACGGTGTCCCATGATGATATGATATCATGTAACGACATTACTATAAAACGAAGTCGTGGGAGACCGAAAGGAGCAAAAAATAAGAAAATTACAGATAATTAAATAATAAAATTGATTTTTTATATTTAATATTTAATTTTATTATTCTTATACCTGGCGATTACAAATATGAATATGACTAATAATATGGAACTTGTTATTTTTGAAGCTACATCGTTCTCTAAATTAAAGGTTATAGAGTATATTATTATGTTAACGTTATATTTAATTATATGGATTGTAATTGATAGTGTTAATAAGTATACGTCTCTCCAAGATAATACGCGCCGTATATTATACGAAATTAATGATAAATTTGATATATTTAACTCTACCGACATAAATGACTTAAATATCGAGAATATAATGTCGGCACTTGAATTTTCAGAAGAATATGATAGTGATAGTGATATCGATAGCGAAGAAAGTGATAGCGATATCGAAGAAAGTGAGATTAAGAGTGATAGCGACTATGATATAATCATGATGTAATCATGATATAATCGCGATATATATATATTAAATATATTGAGGGTATCTCCAGTTGCGAGATTGCTTTGATAATGCTTTCGTGATTTGCGATGGTATTATATGTCGTCGTCGTCGTGTTAATTTAGAAGCATTTGAACGTTGGGATGGCATATTCTTTGTAGTTTGTTGTGTCCTACGAGACTTCTTATCCAGCTTTAGTTTCATACGTTTTAATATGTTATCATTAAAACTGGCTGTTCGCGCATTAATTTCATCAATGAATAATTTTGCGATATTAATACCATGACGTTCTTTTAAGTATTTTATTAATTTGGGGAATGTAAATCCAATAATCTGGTTTGATGCTATGTCATAATTTATTTTTGATATGAAATATTCTGTCTTTTTTATTTTGATAGTTGCGTCGGAGTTTAATAATTTATTGATATTATTCATAATAAGTGATGTCATAAAACAATCAATCATACTTCGTATTTCATTATCAGTATCAGTATCATAGCCCCCACCAATCTGTCCATTTCTATTATTGGGCATTGCTCGTCTGCTTAATAATGACAATTGGTCTAATGATTTTCGGAAACGGTCAGCCATTGCTCCCGAGCCATAATCGTGGAATGTATCGACCATAAATATCATTTTCCAGGCCATCATACCATTTTCTTGCGGAAGACGTTTAATATTGGTATCGTCACACCACCATTCCTTATCACCAGATAACAAACCAGAAGCGCTTGTGTTTGTTCTTACCTTGGTTTTTTCTGTAAAATGCGGTTTAGCTAATATTCGGAATACCAAATCACCAACCCAAGCTGGTCTATCATTATCGACTTTATAAATATATTTATTTCTCATTAAATGGTTAGTATTTGCTTCAATATATTGTGTTGTATCACCGGTGGTTTTAGTTATGAAACAACCATAAAATTTATTAAATAATGACCTACCATCTATCTCGCGAATACTTTTATATGTTGGATCATCGAGGAATTCTGTATATAATAATACATGTAATCGCGTAAATTCACGTTGTGTTTCATTTGTTCTTGGTGTTATAGTTAATTGGTTGCTTTCAAATAATGTAATAAACGCATTATGAGCTACATTAGCCGCCTCTAAATCTTCGGTTATTACTCTTGTTTTTAATTCGTTGGTCCCTAAGCGCTGGGTATTTCCAGGTGAATAAATGGATAATTTATTACGCATATCATATTGGTCATTACCCAATAGTAGGTCAACTTTAACAGTAACTGTTTTGTCAGATTTTATGGTTAAGTTATAAGTATCGTTAGAATCGAATTTAAGATTAAATGATTTTATAATCTTGGAATCGACTGGTTCTTTTTGTATTAGGGCTCTTGGACATTTCGGATTTTTATAACCGTCAATAGCATTACCTACACTACATAATGCCTTATATGTATGTAAACCATACATCGATAAATCTACAACACCATTATTTATTACCATATAGTCGGTTGGTTTTATACCTTTGGGTTTGGGTCTTGATTTGGTATAGACGTCTGGGTTATTAAATACATATGTAATTATTTTTAATAATTGATCTTCCCAATCCGATTTAAATTTATAATCTGGTGTATTAGCTGGTGTAATGTCATAGTATATGGAGTTATTAGGTAATTTAATATCATATAATTTGTCTTCTCCGGCTTCATAATATTTAAAAGATTTTGACTGTATAAATTTAATTAATTTACGTATTAATAATATAATTAGCGTATCACTTTCATTATAGCGGTCCGTATTACTGGAGCCCTTGGTAGCGACATCGAATAATTCGGGATAGTTACGTTGCGTTGTTCTTGTAATATAATATGCTATGCTTGCCAAACAAGTATCTCCGACAGATTTATGTTCGGCTGTAAGACTACCAACACTGGATATTAAATTGCCATTTATTGATTTTACAATGTTACCTACAAGTTTTAATTGTTTTATAAAATTTCTAAATTTTAATTGTATATCCGGTAATTTAAATGGATTCGGGTTTCTATTTCGACGTCCAGGATTTACTTGAGCTATATTATTTGTTATTGCTTTAATGACATTATTATATAGTTCAATAAAAAGATTTAATTCATCAGCGACTTGTTTCTCGATAGGATTATTATATTGGGAATCTATCAGTTTATGTATTTCACTATTGTTATTACCAAATGACTTTTTAAACCACTTGATACTATCAATATTATCTAATTTAGTAATCTGTTTATTATTATCATATATTTCTTCCATATATTGTGAAGTATCATTATCATCTTTTAATACCACTGGAATATTATTAGTTATGGCTGAATAATAATCGACCAATTGGTCATGTAAATCAATTGTATTATTATTTTTAATATATTCGGCTATGTTTATAGGTGGTGATTTCTGTCTTTTTATAGGACTTCGGAACTTGCTTTTGCTTTTGCTTCGGCTACCTTGAAGGCTCTTGCTTCGGCTACCTTGAAGGCTCTTGCTTCGGCTACCTTGAAGGCTCTTGCTTCGGCTACCTTGATGGCTCTTGCTTCGGCTACCTTGAAGGCTCTTGCTTCGGCTACCTTGAAGGCTCTTGCTTCGGCTACCTTGAAGGCTCTTGCTTCGGCTACCTTGAAGGCTCTTGCTTCGGCTACCTTGAAGGCTCTTGCTTCGACTACCTTGAAGGCTCTTGCTTCGGCTACCTTGAAGGCTATTGTTTTTATTCATTCTAAGTCTCTTGCTTCGGCTACCTTGAAGGCTATTGTTTGGGCGAATCTTTCTTTTTATAGTAGGTCTATTTGGGCTCTGAAATGGTCCTCTGTTGTTTATTTTTCTCGAGCCACCTGATGTAATCATCACGGCGCTATTACTTGGTGGTTTTACAAGCATATTTATAATATATATATATATATATAATATAAATGTATTCAGTATTATAAAATTGATAAATTATTATTAATTATAAATCATACAAATATTATTAATTATAAATCATACAAATATTATTATGATAAGAACATATCTAAAAAGAATACGTGAATTGCCACCATTTAATTATAATCATATGGAATTGGAGTTTGCTAATATTAAAGCATTCATGCCTTGTCACAGAAGGTTTAACGATTATAATAATATAACGCGCGAAACTATTATTGGGGCCATAATAAACAATAAAGTTCCAGATAGTTATTATACATCATCAAACCAATGGACTTCGATAAAACAAAAAATAGAGACATTCACTGATGGTTTAATCAATACTAAAAATGAAAATACAATCAGGTGTATCCATATGGGTGGTCGAAAATATAATTATGATTTTCAATTTATTATTAATGATAATATCCAATTAAAGATTGAATTTAAATATAATGTATCAAAACTACAATCAGCCCCCCAATTCGTATCCCCAATGAATCCAAGTCGCTATATGTCGTCTTCATATGAGCAGTTCTATTATGATAATTATTTACCAAAATTAGCATTATTGGGAGGTCTAACTATACCATCAATGGATACATATATGAATGAGATTCATTTTAATAAACCACCATGTATGGCTGGTTTTCAGGAATTATATTATAAAGGCTGTAATAGAAGTTGTAAATATAATGGAGATCCGAATAATATTAAGTTTTATAAATATGCCAACGAATTAGATAATGAAAGTCGTCGTTTATTTATAGAAAATAATGACTTGGATATTAAATTATTAACGCACTATCTAAAAAACACTCAAAAAGATAAGATATATATGTTATATGATGGCAAGCAATTTCATAAAGAAATCGTGCCGTTAGAAGAATATCAATTAACCAGCTATGAGAAAGTTCCATCAAAATATAAATACATAGCAACATCAGCGACTGGAAAAAAAATTAATATATTATTACGATGGAAAAATGGTAATGGTATTGCGTATCCATCTTTTCAAATCTCATAGAATATAGTCATATATTGGCAACATATGTGCCAACTCTGTTGTATTAATGGCGCTATTTCCGAAATATAATTTAATAAATTCCTTTGTTCGGGGGCTTTCCAATGATTTTATTATTTTTTTATATAATGTGATGAGTTCCATATTACTAATCTGGTTTGTGTAAGTAATACATATTAAGTGATTTTCAATTAGATATTCAAAGCCACCTTCAATTAAACAATATTCGAAATTATAATTCCCAATACCATAACCACGATTTATAACTAATAATGGTGAAGTTAGTCCTTTTTTCATTATATAATTTTTTTTTTCTAAATTGCGATAGTTTTTTATTCCTAATTTCGTATCGGTAATATCCGAACTATATATTAACCTCGTTTTCAGTGGGTCGTCGGTTAATATGGATTTACATTGATTCCAAACGACATTGCCGACAGAA